CATTTGTAGAAATCATTGATGCTTCAGTACCACAGGTAAATGGCAAGCCGCTAATTTGCGCTCCAGCTTGCGTTGTACCACCAGTAAGATAAACACTCACATTTACTAATCTTCCAATTTTTGTATATTTTGCTGCTGTGGCAACAGTAGGATCAACAAGCCAACTTGTGTAACCTGGAGTCCAAGTACCTTCTTCATAGTCAGCCAATAATTCACTTGTGCCTGTGCCTGACGTAGCAGAAAAATCAATACCTTGACCACTTGCAACAATAACATTTCCTGTGGTTAATGTAATTTGAGTTGCGCTAATTGCGCGCCCCGCAGTTAAATTTGCAACGGACACTTGTTTAGTTGCGCTGCTTTGCACAATAGGCAATACTTCAGTACCCGCCAAAGGTGTTGTTGATGCTGGTAAAGCAGAGATTTTTGAATCAGCCATAGTTGTTCCTTAATTAAACATAACTTCAATAGATGAAGTAATAGGGGGCGCAGTTGAAAATGTCAATGTTGCGCCTGAAACGGTATAAGTGTTTTTTTGTTGATATACGCCATTAATATACACAAACGTAAAGTTTTCCCCTAATGACGCTGCGCTTAATGTAAACACAGTTTGTGATCCTGTCCCCGTAAAGTTTTGTACTTGAGAACTTGCGGCCCCAATCCCAGAAATGTTGTCGTATGTAGCGATTAAAACATCGTTGCTATCTTTAAGCAAAAATTTGTACGGCAACGTGTTTAACCAAATTTCGCCGCCTGGTACCCGCCCCGCCGAGTCCAAAATAATTGGGTTAGTGTGATTAATATTTCCAGATAAACTAGTGTAAGTAATTTGTGGGGTTGTTGTCCCCGCCGCGTATGTGTACAATTTACCGCCAGACAAGGGTACACCGCTGTTAGTAAAAAACTGCCAGCCTGCCCCGCCTATTGGTGATAAAAAAACCGCCATACATTACTCCAAAAGAATCAAGCCGTTATCCTCTTGCACAAGATTATTACTGGCTTCGGTTAAAAGGTTTGATACGGATGCTCCACTATCACGCGTGCCTGAAAATAAAGATATAACACCGCCTAAGCCAATGGCTACGCTATTACGAAGGGCAACTCCCCAACTCATCGAATATTAATTGGTTTGCAGTACACATCGCCGCTATCAGTAACACGAATTGCACTTACACGCCAAGGGGCGCCTGTGCCTGGTGGTACTGTAAACGGGATTGGAGTAAAAGCGGGGATTGGTGTGCTAGCTGTAGTAGCTGTAACGCCTTCACCTACTAAAATATAAGCTGGTGTAGTTGACCATACAACTACACCTTGTGGGCCTGCGCCCCAAGTAGACGTAACGCCTGCCGTACCTGTGTAGGAAACAGTAGCAGCAGGATAATTGGCATCGGCTAAAGGTCTTAAAAGTTCCATTATTATTATTCCTTATGCTAAAAAGCGTAATTTATACAGCGTTCTTAAATATAACTCGATAATACCATCAATTAAATTCTGCAACGGTGTATCTTCTTTATCGCATACATCGTAACGCACAGATTCTATTTCAGCAAGTTGATTTTCTAAAAATTCAATGACATTTGATGTTTTTTTGGCTGACATCAGGCTAATTGGCCCTAATAAACCATATCGTCCTTGGTATGTTTCAGCAAAATCATCGGCTAAATCAATGATATTTTCATAAAATTTTTGTAAAGCCTTGTGTTTTGAGTAACTTCGAGTGTTTAAATGCACACTATGCGTTACATCACGGGCTAAAAAGAATAATCCGACAAAATCTGCGCCTTTCATTGTTGCATCCCTTCAGGTGGTAGTCCCATTGGTTGTTGTGGAGGTGCCATACCCATTTGTTCAGCAGCCATTTGTTCTTGCATCATTTCGGGGGGCATCTGTTCAGGCATTGGTGCGTTCATTTCAGGCATTTCTCGCCCAGGCATCTCATTAATTAAATCACCGCTAGTAATCATGCCGCTAATCGTACCCATAACAATATCTTGGATCTGTTCAGGTGTCATGGACGCTTGAACGGCAGTAAGTCTCTTAGTTTCTGCATCAAACGCTTTAATAGTGGCTTCAAATTCTTTACGTTGGAGATCTTGAGCTTCCATTGATTTATTAACATTTTGTAGCATCCCTTGTAATTGGTCGAGTTCTTGGCCCATTGCTTGAATCTGTTGTTCAGCAGCCTGTAGCTCAGGGGGTTTATCGTCATCTTGCATTAATTTTGGATCAATTGTCTTAGCAAAGCGTTTTGCCATTTCTTGCGCGCCAGGCCAATCCATATTCTTAACAAACAAATCACCAGCTACCGACCAAAGTTGCGGGTTGCCCTGCAATAGTTGACTCATTGCATCTAATGACTCTTGACGCTTAGTCATGTAGCTTGGGCCAGTAGTAACTACTACATCGTATGTACCAACGCTAGGGTTATAGACTTTTTCTATGACCATGCCCTGCTCATCAATGATTTTTTTGACAGCTTCAGGTTGCATTGGGTTAATCTTTACCATATCGACTTCACCATCTAAGCCTACAATCCTTGCAATGCGCTCGGTATCGTATATTTTAGGGATCATATCGACTAGTTGTCGAGTCACATGGCGAATAGCTCTAGATAGATTATCAACATAGTGGTATGTACCCGTATCGCCTTGTTTCTCTCTTGCCAGGATAGCCCGACCTGAGCGTTCGTTGCTTGTGGCACCTAAGCTCGAGTCGTATTGGCCTGTGGTAGATTTAATGTCATCGGATGCGCCAGCTTTTGCTTGCAGTAGCCCACTCGATGCCATTGGCGGTTGGGCGCGTTGCGGTAATGGCAATACTGCGCCTGCGCCGTCCGTTACATCTGGGTTAATTTCTAAATAAGGCCAATTGGTTGTGTTGGCTGTTTTCCAGTTCTGTTCGTAACCTTCAAACTGACCGCCGTAACCGATAAATGGCGCTTTCGGTGCCAATGCCAACATTTCAGCTTCTTGGCTAACCCAATAGTTATACATTCTTTGGGCATCTTTAGCGTTTCGCACTAAGCCTGACACATACAGACGACCATCTACTTCAAATTCGTTACCAACTACCCGAATAACAGGAATAAACTTGCCTGCCCATTCTCTTTCTTCTAGCACTTCAAAACCGTTGGTTTTCATCCACATAACTTTTTTAACATCCACCATCCGACTCTTGATTGGTTTTAAGCCCATCATCTTCATCTGCTTATCTTCAGGTGAGCCGTCAAAATGGCTCATATTGCCTGGGTACAGATTGAGTTTAGTTGGTGTATGTTTGTAGTAAAAATACTCAGCAATACGGATTGTATTTTCGTTTATCCATTGGCTAAGTGAGGAATCACCTACGCCTTGCGCTAACATGGATGAGATGGGCGCAGCGTCTGGGAATTCCCTTTCATACTCAGCTTTTTGTATATCTTCTGTAATAAAACAATATTCAGCATCCGACCCGCATGGGTCTTGAATCATTGGATCCATGTAAACGCTAAAAGCATTGCGAACTCGCCCAATACGGATGTCTTGATCAAAAGTTGCATCGTTTAAATATTCGGTCAAAATACGGATATAACCTTCACCGTAGGTGACTTGATTGTCGCAAGCCGTATCATAGGCTACATCCGCATCAGAGATGTACTCTATATGACGCACCATGCCATCAAAGATTTCAGCAACTTCAACGTCGCCTTTATCATCCGCAGGGATTACCTTCCCAGAAGGTCGATTTTGACGTTGTTCGTTAGTAACTTGCCTGACGTGTTGAGGCAATTTGTTAATAGTGAGGCAAGGTCTAGCGTTGATGGTCTGCCCTTGAACAGATCCTCTAGTTGCCAATACGTCAGCAGGCCATTGCCATTGATTATCTGGAGAACCAGCCATAAATCGAAGGTCATCTAATTCATCTTCACGGGATTCGCTATACGCTGACAACGCTGTTGTAAAGCGTGAGCGCATCGTAGATAGCTTATCCTTTGGATCTTCATTGGTTGTTGGATTGCTACCGACGTCGGCTACTTTACCGACAAGGTTCATGTTTGACTGGTCGTATGCCATTATTTTTTCATTTTGCCTGCTGGTTTAGCTGCGCTGCGCTTGGTAGCATACGCTATCGCCACCGCTTGTTTGACAGGTTTGCCTGCTTTTACTTCAGCGCGGACATTTTCTCGAAATGCTTTAGGACTAGCTGATTTTTTTAACGGCATGGTTATTTGCCTTTCTTAGCAGTTTTAGCTGAATCTTTAAAATCTTTGGCAGTTGGCGCACCTTTACTACCCACTTTGCGCATTTTTTCTTTAGATCCTGCTTCTATTCTTGCACGTTTAGCGTGAATATTAGCATATAGTCCAGGTTTAGTCGCCATTAGCAGTTCCAATTCTTTAAAGATGCTTTAGCGCGGGGGGCGTCGCCTTTAGCGTGTTTAACTACACCAGACATTCTAGCGCAAAACGATGCTTTTCTACCAGCATCTGCTTTTGTTTTCGGATTCGGTGCAGGTGCTTTCAAATTACTGTTGTTTTTTGCATTGTACTCGGCGCGCCCTTTGGCGGTCATCCCCGCACCCTTATCAGTTGGGTTATAGTTCTTACCCTTACCCGTGGTTGTGCGAGCTATTGGTTTATCGTGTTTAGTAGCCATTATGACCCCATCCAAGAGTTAGAGACCGCACCTTGATTCTGGTACGTATTCTTTCGGATTATACCTTTATATTCCCGATGTGCAACAGGAAAAGCGAAAGTCAATGCAATAGCGTCGGCTGCGTCTGGTGACGCCAGCCCTCTTGATCTCATATCCTTCTTCGATTCCAAGAAGATGCTCCCCTTGCTATCAGGCTTCATCATGGGCGAGATCAGATCACTTTTCAAGTACCGATCCGTAGGCACGCTGGCTGACTTGAGCCATTCTCGCATATCGCCCCACATCTCCGCCCGTTTGTTTCCGTACATCATACTGTTCTTTGCTTTGTTTCCGAAGTTAACGCCTTTGATCTTATAGCGTTGCTCTTTTAGCCTATCCACTACCCCAGCTCCTAGCCCACCTTCGTCGATGTTGACTAGCGTTGGCTGATATTCCTCGATAGCCTCGATGACCCGCCCAACTGTTTCCATTGTATCGTCACCTTTGTGCCGCTTGATGGCTATCACATCCCGCCCTTGTCTGACAGCGATGACGGTTGAGTCCGAGCCAAACCGTGCAGGGTCAACCCCTATGATGATCGGCGCAGTATTGTCCTTGTACTTTTCCCGTTGCATGGCTTCTTCGACTGTGTTGACGCTAATGAACTGATCATCGGACGCGTTCGGGAACATACCGTACACTTCGACGTGGGCTTGCACCGAGTCCGAGCCGTACTCAGCGATGATCTGCTCATAGACGTTCTTGTCAGTACCTTCGACTTGGCGCGAGTCAATGTTGCGGTTTTTCCAAAACTCTCGCTTAGAGTGGAACGCCTCATAAAAATATCCCGAATTCCGCCGTGGGTTGCTAAACGCCATCCAAAACCTGTTGGGCGTGTTCTCTGTGAAGAACCCAGATGTCACCGCCCAGATAGAATCATCAATACCCGATGCCTCATCGAATATAACCATTACCCCGTCGTAGTTGTGAACCCCTGCGTAAGCGTCAGGATTCTCCGCCGACCATAGCCGTCCTTCAACACCCCAATACCGCGTGCCTTTTTTCAGATCACGCTCGACTAGCTCAGTCAACCATTTGGCTGGCATCACCCGTGTTGCTGATACCTCAAACCAATGGCTGTTGATGGACATGGATAACCATTTCGTTATCTCCGCCCAGGTGACTGAGCGCAGCTGCGATTCCGAGTTAGCCGACACGATGACGGTTGCGCCTATTCTGGTTGATAACATCCAATGTTCTAGCCATGAGACTAGCGCCGACTTACCAATTCCACGCCCAGACGCTACCGCTTCTCTTAGTACATCAAAGTCTAGCTTGCCTTGATTCTGCTTAATATGTTCGGCTATGTCCAGTAAGATCTCACGCTGCCACTTGCGTGGCCCTGTGAAATTCTCAAGCGGCGTACCCTGTTGCGACCACGGATAGCAATACATCACAAACGCTAGCGGGTTGTCCTTGATTGCAGGACTCCACAGGCGTGACATTAACTCTTGTTCGTCTTGCGCTGAGTAAATGGTAGATTGCATTTATGCGACTTTTTGTTTGCGTTCAGGTGGTTTCACGTGGAGCATTTCGGCATCGTTAGTTTGATCATCCACTTGTTTGAACACGCCTTCAATTACGCGGTGTTGCGCTTGTTCGAGTGCGGCTGTGATCGAGATGCGTTGATCAACATCTATCGACAGTTGTTGTTTAGCTACCCAGCCATGCTGATGCTTGAGGATTTCTAGCGCAGCTTTAGCGTCGCCATCAGCTGCGGCTTTGTGCAGTATCGCTGATAACGCCATCTCGCCATCGGCTTTGCCTTTTTGTTCAGCGTATTCAGCAATGGGATCTAGTTGCGTGAGCTGTCGGTATTCGGTAGGGCGCATCCCAGCAGCGAGTGCTAATGTGTCGCCTTTGAGTCCTAACTTGGCAGCGTCGTAGATGCGTTGCAATCTAGCCTCGGTAGCTTCTAGCTTGCGTGGCTCATACACATAGGAATGAAAGTTATCAAACATGGTGGAATATTAGCATAGTTTTTTTATAAAAAAATAAAAAGTTTGAGCAAACGCTCCGCCGCCATAGGGCCGTTCGGCTCGGCCCTACCCCCCCCCATGCAAAAATTAAATGCCCTATGGTTAGCAGGCACTAACTTGCATAAGTGTAAGCCCTAACTAACATTTATGCGGGTAGCAAGCGCGAGGCGTGGCATGGCGGCGCGCGATCATGCGACCAGGGCGCGGTCATTGTCACATTGTCAAATTGTCACGCCAAAATAGTTAGCGCCATGGCTCCCAGCTTTTAGCTGTTAGCTGTAATCTTATAAGTCAAATTGTCAAATGACAATATGACATATAAATTAGTTTAGGGATTTTTGGCGCCGGCATAGGGCGCGGGGATTATAGGTCAAATACGTCATATTGTCGGCCATTTTAAATTGACGCCATAGCAGCCTATATTTATTAATTTTAATGTACTTAAATATATCTAATAAAATGACAATTTGACCTATAAATCTTCCCGCGCATTATGCCAATTGGCGCTATCAATTGTCATTTGGCCATTGTCATTTGACAATTCAAGACAATATTTTGACAATTTTTTACTATTTTGTTGTATTTGTAACAAAATACGTTGCAATAGTTAAAAAAGCATGATACCCTCTAATAGCAGTACGCAACAAACAAATAGAAAGAAAGGCAAACAAAATGCAACAATACATAACGCAAGCAAGATATTTATCTAAAGATAACGGGTATAAAATCACGCCCGTTGACTACTCGCCATATCTTGAAAAGGATATTTCAGAGCAAGCTGCAATTGAGCAAGCGCTAGAAATATTCGAAAGATTGCAAGATGATTTTATTTCGTGGTAATTAACTAAACTAAAGGAAAACAAAATGCAAATCGATAAAATAATCAGTTTTAATACAGGCCGCCATTATTCCGAAAAAGGACAACGGATCGCAGCTGCGGTACACAATGGCGTCGTTATCATGGTTGATATTGATCGTGGGATAGATTACGCGTTACCAGCTGCGGCCTTAGATCGTAATTCAATCATGGCGGCTTATGATGATCCCGCCTCGCATACTTACTCTGGCGCAGCATTTGACAATAATTTCCAATTAGAGCGTGAATTTATTAAACAATTAGAAGATCATGCACGCGCTTTCCCTGGCTGCATATTACCTAATAAAGGAAGCTAAAAAATGATTATCACGCCAGAAAAAATGATTAATGATGTTCTTAAGTACTTAGAAAATTCGTTAGCGGATCTACCAGAGGATAAACGGGAAACCGTGAAAATAGCTATTTTTAACGCCTGGTCTAATCAAATGTTTAACGGTAAAAAAATTAACAATATATTACCTAAGTAATAAGCTAATAAGCGCCGCCGCCCTGGCGCTTATTGGATTGTTATTTTAACGATCAATAAACTAAACTAAAGTAAAGGAAAACACAATGCAAGTACATTTGACATTAAAAAGCGCTAACGTGAAAACGGGGCCGATCCCCGTTAGCACTACAGAACAAAAAAGCTGCCCGCCTGGCTGCCCGCATAAAACTAGCTGCTATGCTAAAAGCGGGCCGCTTGCTTTACATTGGAATAAGGTTAGTACTAAACAGCGCGGCGGCGCCTGGAATGAATTTTTAAACCAGATCAAACAATTCGAGATAGGCCAACTATGGCGTCATAACCAGGCGGGCGATTTACCAGGCGCGGGTAATAAGATCGATAAAAGCAAATTAGGCGCCCTAGTAAAAGCTAACCAGGCGGCAGCTGCTAACGGATTTACTTACACTCATAAGCCAGTATTAGGCCGCGATCCAATCGCGTTAGTAAATAAAGCCCTGGTAAAATTAGCTAATAAAAGCGGGTTTACGATCAATTTGAGCGCGGATAATCTAGCGCAAGCGGATAAACTAATCAAATTGAATATTGGCCCCGTCGTAACCTTGTTACCCGAAGATTACCAGGATAAAAGCGTAACGCCTGGCGGCAATACTGTCATTGTATGCCCCGCTCAAACACGCGACAATGTAAGCTGCAGCACTTGTAAATTATGCGCTAACGTGGCCCGCGCTGTGATTATAGGTTTTAAGGCCCATGGCAGCGCCAAAAAAGCCGCTAGTAAGATCTTTTATCTAAAGGCGGCGTAATATGCTTACGTTTATATTGCACGTTTTATATGGCGTAATAATAGGGCTTACTTTAAGCCAATACATTAATTAAGGAAAACATGAAAACATTTATTGATTACTTACTAGGCGGCCTATTTGCGGCCGCCATGGGCTTAGGCCTTGCGCTTATTTATATTTATCGTACGGGGGGCTTTTAATGTATATCGTACGGTATCGCATCCAGGGCGAGGATTACTCAATAAGATTTAACGATAAAACAAGCGCGCAGCTATTTGCTCGCAAATATAACGGGAAAATTTCAACATGAAAACATATAAAACAAAAAACGGTAAAACACAATATAAACCTAGTGAAAAACAATTAATGGCGGCTATTGATAGCATGGCGGGATTTTGCCTGGCGTGCGGCGCTGAGTCAGATACAGTAGAGCCAGACGCGCGTAGGTATAGCTGCGCTTGCTGCGGCGCTGCTAAAGTGTACGGCGGCGAGGAGCTGCTATTAATGGGGTTATATCACTAATGCTAATCGCTATCATCGCAGGATCTATAGTCTTATTAATAGTTGCTGTATTCGATCTTTAAACCAGCAATCTTATAAACCATGGCCCGCCTACAGCGGGCTTTTTTTTACGCCTGGCGCCGCGGATCTGCGACCAGCTGGCGCCGCTCGCCCGTTAAAAGCGGGTTTTTTTGGCCTTATTTTTTTGGATTTTTTGACTTTTTTTGACTTTTTTTTGCTTTTTTTTACGCTTGCGCCCGTGGGTGACGGGCGTGGGCTATACACATTTCTATATTTTTATGGGGACGCTTTTTTCGATTAGGTATCGGGACGCTATTTTCGATTAGTTTTAAAGACGCTATTTTCGATTCATTTTGTATTGACTTTCTGAGGCATCGGCAAGTCCTCTACCGCACGCCTTAGCTCAGACTTACTCAACACGTGCGCTACTTCAGGCGCAGCATAGATATGCTTCTTACTCTTGAAGTCTGCGCTTGCAAGGCGTCCACAATCTATCCAGCCTGCTTCCTTCAAAGCGTGTAACAAAGCAGCTTGCGGTACCTTCACGTTGCTAGGCGCTAATCCTGCTAAACGATCACAAAGCGCATGAAATGGTGAGCCAATCACGCCACGGGCAAACTCGCTGGTACGACTTTTCAGCATCTCAACTAAATAACTCTCGGCCATGCTCATGCCATGCTCAACTAAATTGGCCTTAAACTCAGTCATGGCAGGCGCTGCGGCAGGGTTAAACTTAGTTACGTCACGGGCGTGCAACCACGCGGCAATAGACTCAAACCCGCCCTTGCGATACCACGCCCACAGCGCCTGAGCTACTTTGGCATCCATCCTAGCTGCTGCTGACCATACGCAAAACCAACGTCTGTCCTGAGACGCTAACGAGATCGGCACAGGATCATTCGAGAATGCAAGGACAAACACACGGTTGGCCATCTGGTACGGGTGTAAACCCTTACGGTTGATTGGCAACATCTCAGGCGGCGCCGCTATGATGGGCTTTAATTGATTGGCCAACTGCCTACGGGCAGACGCATCGGGTTCTTTTAATTCGTTAATCAATAGAATCTCAGACTCTAATTGATAACCCCATTGCGAATTAATGGAGTTGTTATCCATGATGCCACGGTTCTTGAGGTGACTGCCACAGACTGCCCAAATGAACGGCGCCCACATCGTATCTTTACCGCTGCCCTCATCGCCGCCATGCAACACGGCATGATTGATCTTAACTTGCGGGTGCTGCACCTTGCAGGCCATGATGTCAAGCAGGTGTTCTAACTCGGCGGGTTCAGGCACAAGCTCACGGCAATGATTCAGCCACGGGGCGACGCCCAAGTCTGAGGCCACCACGGATGACACATCAGGTCTAGCGTCACGCCAACGGTTGCCGTATAAATCACCGTCACGGGCGACTAACACAGTCTCACCCGCAGCGTATGTAATCCCCACAAGCGCCTTAGCGCCCATTGTTTGTCTGTTCTGGTCAAAGCAGATAGATGCCTCAACCTTCGTGGTAGGCGCATGGATTGACATACACTTGATGTGACGGAACAGAGCGTTAAAAGTCTGTCTCGACACCTCACGACGGTCTTGCATATCAAAATAAGACTCATCGTCTTGCACATACGCGAACCGCTCATACCACTTGGACTTTTCGACACGGCCTAACTCTTTGCGCTCGACCTCGGCTATCTTAGCATCGGCGTCATCGGTAAACATATCGGACGGGGTGATCTTGGCGAGCGCTACGGTCATCGCCTCAGCAATCAATTTGTCACGTAGGCCGTGAGTAACTTTAGGGCCACCGTTAGCGGCGACCCAATCTAAAAATGTTTGACTGCCGAAATCGACACAATGCGAGTGTAAGCAGCAATAAGAACGATCTAGGGGTTTGTACCGACCTTCGGGGTTGCCATCGGTATGCTCGGCACTGTTGGGGCAAGTGACTGATAACCATCCTTCGCCATTGATCTTGGAAAGAACCATGCCTTGATCATTAAGCCATGATAGCACATCATCGCCACCATTGTCGGCTAACCTGATTGGCGCGTAGTGATTCGTATCGGCAGGCGCAGGTGTTACACCTAGCGCCGTGCAAATGTCGCCTAGCGTGTAATCACGCTCAGGGTGAAACTCAACTAACTTGGCTTCGAAGTTATCACGCCCAGGCTTCAGGTTAATTGAGCCTGGCAGACGCACATTACGGACTGCGTTTGTAGCGCCTGCATCGGTGTAACCTGCCGCAGCAATGGCTTTGACCGCTGCCGTGAACTCACCCTTGGTGGGTTGTTCCGAGAAAGCATAGCCGTACTGAAAATTATCAGGGCTAGTCTCAAGAATCCATGTCGGTGCAAGGGGCGGTGTTTTTGATTTGGTGCCGATGTCATCTAACATCATAAATAACACAAACTCGCAATTGACTGCGGACGCTGATACGCGCCCATCCTCGAATCGGTCTATGATAAACGACGCCGTATTGATATACCACGCCTCACCAGCACGCATCTTCTGACTAGGCAAGTACGCAGGCCATGTACATTTGATAGCGCCGTCAGCGTGCAACTGCAACGCGCCATCTTTTAACTGTGGCTTTTGGCGCACAATCAAGGCAGTCTCGCCATCGGGTGCTAATTGTGTGATAAACTCTAAAAAGTTGTACATTTTGTGTTTTCCTTCCGTGAATGAGTTGCCCCTAGCCCAAAACTAGGGGTTTTTTTTTTACTTTCCATACCTTGTCATAATGCTTGCCTCTACGTCTAGGGGTAATCCCTCAGCCCATGCGGGTGGGGTACACATAACGTCTTTGATTATTTGTACTGCTATTTCAGGTGTTGCTGACTCGACCACAATTTCATCATGGATGTGCAAAACCACATCATCCAAGCCTCGCAAAGCGTGTCGCAGTAAGTCATTGGCGACGGCTTGTGTAATGTTTTCACAGGCCAAACCTTTCCAGAGTCTTGCTCTTGGCCACTCTTTAGCGTCTGCTGCTGGCTTCCACGATGCTTTGGCATAACTAACTCCGTCTGTATCTAATCGGGCGAATGGATAGCATAACACACGCCCACTTGGAAGTGCATACCATAGATGTTGACCATCAAATAAATAGGTTACTCGCCCTGCTCTAAACTCATGTCCTTTGTTACGCATTGCCCTTGTGTAGGCATTTTCGAGATCTTGCCAGTACGGCACCGACCACGGATTCGCTAAACGCCACGCATTAACCATCCGCTTGGCTTCAGGTTCGGGTAACAAAATACCATACGCTCGGCCCATCGCAGCGAACGCTCCCACGCCACCTGCAAACCCGCACGCTAACTCTTGTACCTTGCCGATCTGTCTCTGCTCAGATGTAATCTGATCAACTGGCACATGGAATGTTGCGCTAGCGTTGACCTTGTAAACATCCTCACCAGTACGGAACAGATCTAACTTCTTGATGCCTGCTGGACAGTTAGACAACCACGGGTTGACGCGTGCCTCGACTGCTGCCCAATCAGCAACGACTAATGATTTTCCCCGATCGGGTATGAGGGCAGGTCGGAGCATTGACTTGAGTACATCTGTGATCCGCCGTCCAAAGGCAGGGACAATTGAGTGGCCTCTAACCATTGCGGATCTAACGGCATCAGGATCCTTGGCGCACTTTCGGGTAAAGTTGTGTACTTGGGCGCCATAGCTACTTGCCCGACCTGTGGCTGCGCCACCAGCAAAGACAAATGCTCCACGAACTCGGTTATCTTCTTCATCTGCTAACTCCTTTAGTCTTTTAAATTTTGCGACACTAGACGCCCATAAGTCGTCCGCGCATTGGATAACATCAGCAACTTGCGGCGGTACCTCATCGGGATTTTCTTCAGCACACACAAGTAGATTAGCTCGAACTGCTTTGTCGATTGAATATTTTTTGTCACCATCTTTATAATTTTCCATCAATTTCTTGGCCTGATCGCCAACTCTTGCAAGAACCCACTCACGCATCCGTGGGCTTCTCACGCTTAATATTTCACCTTCGGTCAATTCTGCTACTAAATTCTCTATTTCTATTAGCTCCGCGCTTGCGTACTTGATCGCTGACTCGGCTAAGGGTTTATCCAATAGCACGCCTCGGTCATTAATCTTCTCATTAACATGATAGTCTAACAGCTCATCATCTGACAGTTGGCGCATAGCTTGACTAATCGCACGCATTGCTCTGACATCCTGTTCGCAGTAGGCGACCATTTCAGCCATGAGCGTCACGTCATTGTTAAATGTACCATCGGCTTTGGGGATAGATAGCAAGCGAATCAGTTGATTACCACGGTGATCCTTACGCATATTAACACTTGCGAATCGGCCGACATCATCAAGCGAGCCTGGCGCACAGTTGGCACGAGCCTGCGTAGCTGTACAATAGAACTGTTCCGTAGTCGGTTCTGGGATTCCTTTGTCTGGGCATAGGACGTACCACATAATCAAGCGCTCGAACGCGGCGTTATGCGCTCGAATTTGACCGCCTGATACGATATGGTCAACAATTTGCCAAGGAAACTCTTGATCAGGTAGCCACGACTGCACTTCCTCATCGTCAAACGCATAAGATAGACATAGCACCGACGTGCTGGCATCCCTTGCGTAGTTATAGACGCCACGGCTAGGTAGATCACAGCGTGAGCGCGTCTCGAAATCAATATATAGGATTGTCATAGTAGGTGGGGCTAGTCGGTTTTTTTAGCTTTTCGACTTGTGTGTACTAGACTGAATACTTACAGACTAGCCCCATTTCTTTAGCTGCGACGTCTACGTGCTGTTGCTACAGGCGCTGCTGATTCTTCTACTTCTACGGCTGTTTCTTCTGCGGGTGTACTGCCTTCATCGGTCATGCTCATCCAACTTGTAATTTTAAAAATTGGAGTATAGATGCGACCATACGACTTGTGACTGTAATGCTCTTTTTCAAGATTTACAATCGGCACAGGCAACTTCGGATCGGTGTCTACTTGCGTAGCGATAGCAACTGCAAGGGCTTGTACGGAACGCTTACCGCCAACGCTAGTTGTGGTATAACGCACTTCCATACCCTTATCTTCGCCACTTAAACACTTCATAGACATACCGACCTGAGTCTCCCAACCCTTGCGAGCCATTGGCGGCGCTTCTTCAAGTTCAGGTAATGGCTGAGATACTGATACCATCTTCTCGCCAAGCACTTCACCGTCACCCCATGCGATAAAGCCATGCACAAAACTGAACGGATTAACTGCCCATGTAGAGCCGTCATCGACTTCGGTCTGATCTGCACCGAATACCCAATGACCTGTCTTGTCCATCTTGAGGATGACAACCCCTGCTGCGCCGACTTCGGTTTCTAAAGCGCGTAGCGCTGTCGATAATGAAGTGACTGAGGGTAGATTTGCTGCTGAAAACGTAGTTATATTAGACATTAGTTTAGTTCCTATTGGATTTTAGAAAGGGCTGCAACAAGTTGCTTCCCGATTTGTACTACGGCTGGGCGTGGATCTTCTTCACGCGCCAACGTACTGCCACTACTTACTGCTATTACTAAATCGTCAGGCAGTTTATCACCTAACTTCTTGAGTACCTTTTCCGCAACTGCTGGTGTAATCAACTTGGTTACGTACAACTCAGCTTCGGGAATTACTTTTGCTAACACATCTGCTGCCCGATCATCGTTTGCCCATTGGCGTGTAGCACGCTTATTGACTAACTTCCAACCTGGCACAGGCTTGTCTGCTTCTAACATCTGATGCGCTAACGCTCGCAGATCAGTAATCCATTGTTCTAACAGATCACAATTCTTTAAGTAGCCACCTATCATATCAGCGTTGAGGCTCGCCAACTGCTCCTGTAGCGCACGCTCGACTGCGCCTGTCATCTTAGGGCAGATTGGTTTTGCAGCGCACCATCGGCAATGCTCACCCGCGCTCAGTCCAGCGTTCTTCTTCTGTGATTCTTTGACCGACGCAACTAAATTATTCTCAAAAATTTTGACACGCTCGACTGTTGTCACCCAACGCTTGACAGATGGCGGTTGCACAATGACGCACTCAATTTCTGTTGCGCCGTCAAACACCCATGCTACTGAAGATGTACGCATAGCTGCTGCTGCGTAAAATAAGAGCTGTTCGTTTTCTTCTACCCCCACGGCAACGCCATCGCCAAACTTCCAATCTAATACAATAGCCCGATTACCTATACGGCCTAGCAAGTCACATGAGCCAAACACGTTAGGTAAGAAGTCACCAAAGCCAACCTCGGTTTCAACAGCGTATTCCATCTCTAGCTTAGGATCTATCTCGCCAAGTAAATTAAGGGCGACGTGGAGTTTGTTGTCGATATGATCTTGCGTTAGCACTTGGTCTTGATACTTCATACCGATTAAAGACTCAGGCGTTACGCCTTGGTCTAAGACTTGTGCTACTGCATTGTGAAGTAATGTGCCAAGATCTGCGTACACGCTACTTGGTCTTGGTGGCATCTTGGCACATAAAGCAACAGAGCCAGGGCAACCCATAACCCTTTTGGCAGTTGAGCCACCGACGATATTTGAATGTTGAGCCATTATGCATCCCTCGCTTGCATCATAATGTCAGCCAGTTTGTAAGATGTTTTAAATGTTTCTAATGCATCAAACTGCTCATCTTTTATTAAATTAATTTGTGCCTGTGCAAAATAGATAGCAAAGTAATCTCTTAGATCCATGCCTAATTGACCGTAGTGCTTTTGTGTTGATAATGGGTACGCTTTCATTTTTATTTTCCTTTACTTTAGTTGATTTGAAATTCTACTTTACCACACTTTTAAATTATGTGTTAAACTTTTTTACATGAATGAAAAAGAAATTGAATCTTATTTTAAATGGGCAGTAATGTCAATAGGCGGAAAGACTTATAAGTTTAGGTCAATCAATCAACGCGGCGTGTCAGATCAGATAGCGTGCTTGCCCAATGGTGATACGTGGTTTGTAGAATTAAAAACAAAGGGCGGTAAAGTATCTGCCTTACAGAAATTTTTTATGGAAGAAGTAACGGGGTTATCCCAACAATATGCGTGTTTATGGACTAAGGAGCAGATAGATGAATGGGTTAAGGTTACGCGACTACCAAGAGATAGCCGCTGATTTTTTGTATGAGCATGACCGTGCAATGATTCTTGCGCCTGTTGGTGCAGGTAAGACGGCTATTACGCTACGCGCTATGTACGATTGTTTGTACAACGGCGTTGTAACTAGATGGCTAGTCATAGCACCCAAGCGTGTCTGCACGGATGTGTGGCCTGTTGAGCAGCCGAAGTGGGCGCCGTTTATGAAGTTAGCCGTTGCCGTAGGCACACCAAAGCAACGCAAAGAAGCGTTTGAGTCTAAGGCGCTAGTGGTTGTAACTAACTACGACAATCTGCAATCGTTGCCAGACGACATGGACTTTGACGGCATCGTGTTTGATGAGCTGACTAGGCTAAAAAATCCATCAGGCGCACGTTTCAAAGCCCTTAATAAAGTCATTGACCCCATCAAAATACGTTGGGGTTTGACAGGATCGTTTACTAGCAATGGCCTTGAGGATGTGTTTGGACAATGTAAGATTATCGACCAACAGTTGTTAGGGCGGTCTAAAGGGGCTTTTATGCAAAAGTATTTTATTCTAATGAACAAAGACTTTGGCGAGTGGGCGCCACGCAAGGGGGCGCTGCCTGAAGTGATGCAGACAATCAAACCTGCTACCTTTGTGTTAGACGCTGGCGAGTACGCTGATCAGTTACCACCGCTACACATTGTTGAGATGCGTTGCGATATGGCTGACCGTAGCCATTATGAGAAGATGAAGAAGGACTTTGTTGTTCAGTTTGGTAAAGAAAAAATTACGGCGGTTAGCGCAGCCGTTGTTACACAGAAGTTACAACAGATGTCGTCAGGGTTTGTTTACAGTACCGAAACGACTGCGTCCAATACGCCTGGGCGCATGAACGTCACCCAAATGCCTATTTGGTTTAGCACCCATAAGTTTGATATGTTAGATGAGTTGTTAAATGAGAACCAACGAGCGAACACTATCATCGTTTACAACTATGTTGAGGAGCTGGCAGAACTCAAGCGTAGATACCCTAACGCACAGACAATCAATGATCCGCAGTCAATTGCACGCTGGAACGCAGGCGAAATAGAACTGTTGTTAATTCACCCACTATCGGCAGGACATGGTTTAAACCTACAACATGGCGGATGCAAGATGGTGTTTGTGTCTCTGCCGTGGTCGCTAGAGTATTACGAACAAACCATCGGTAGACTGCATAGAAGCGGTCAAAAGCATGACGTGTGGGTTTACATCCTCATCACAACAAAAACGATTGAGGAACGCATTTTGGGTGCCTTGAAAAATAAAAAAGCGTTATCGGAAATTGCTATGGAGGAACTGACATGAAAGCGAAATACATTGTTACTTGTATATGGGATGATGAAATAACTCAACATCAATGTGAGGCTGAAATAGAAGAAAAAACAAAAGAAGTGTACACAAAAAATTTAACAGAAATGTACAAAAGACAATTGGATTTTACAAAAGAATTGGTAAAGAAAGCGAGCGAGACATGAACGAACAACAGTTGATTACTTTGCTTGAGAGTGCCGAGGGTACGATTGCACGGCTGATGTTAGAAGTTAATCGGTTATCCAAAGAACTCGAACGGTGCAAAGAACCAAAACATTACGAAGCAGATTTTGTAAAAAATGCAAGACTAAGACTAGAGGCGGGGGAAGAATGACTACACACTATGTAACTGACCAAATATGGTTTCCTTGTGACAAATGTGGTAAACAAATAACGCATCATTCTATGCACGATTGTTTTGTAATGAATCCTGACATATTGCCAACGCTTGAGCAATGGCGATTAGTTTGTAAGATGGTTAAAGATAATACAAAATGACCAACTATATTTGCGTACATTGTAAGTCAAAGATACTAACCATACTGGTCAAGTGTCCATATTGCCGTAAATAACCAAGGAGAAGAACCATGACTGAATCAGTAGCGTATATGTCTGAAAATGGCGTACTTTTTAAAGAAATGCCACCAAACCCCATGTTTGAACTGACGCCGCTTTATAAGTTGCATGAATTAACAGACGCGGAAATTAAAGAAGTGTACGGACAATATTTTGATGTGAAGAATTGTGACTGGCTACATCTTGAATGTATCAGAGCCATATTACAGAAAGCGAGGAAGAAATGAAAAGGTTATTACAATACAAAGCCAAGTTGAAGGCAGCGCTAGCTGAGGAAACAATTAGGGCGAGGCAGTACAACGCTGCTGCCAAAGCGTTAAAAAAAGTTACTAACGAAACTATTGAATTACAAAGAAAGGTCGAAGATGAACTCGCAAAGCATACAAAAGATATTTGATTATCACGATGGAAAACTATATTGGAAGATAAGTCCAGCTAAAAACGTGCCTATTGGTCGTCGAGCAGGTCATAAAACATCTTTAGGGTATAGGACGATTAGGTTTAATAAACAAGCCTATTTTGAACACGTGTTAATTTTTATACTTTTTAATGATTATCGACCCCCGTTAGTAGATCATATTGATGGAAACCCATTAAATAATTTAATTGAAAATTTACGTGAAGCAACAAGCGCGCAAAATCAACATAACAGAAAAAAACCAAAAACTAACACTTCAGGAATTAAAAATGTTAGTTGGCACAAAACTACTAAAAAATGGGAAGTTAGAATTGGTGTAGATAATCAACGATTATATTTAGGTAAATTTGAAGATTTAGAATTAGCTGAACTTGTTGCAATTGAGGCACGAAATAAATACCACAAAGAATTTGCGAGGGGCCTATGAAACCTTTATCTTGGAGGAAGCTACAAGCCGTACTGAATCAGCTCAATGAGTCTGAAGTATTAATTATGCTGATTGAGGAGCGACGTGGCCTCAAGCGAGCATCTATCATGGAGCGCTTGCACATGAGATATAACACCTTGCGGGTTAGCCGTGAGCGTATAGAAATAATGCGAGAGGCAACCGCACCGTGACAGAACCTGATTTTGCCTGTTGGTCACACGCCAATTTAGTTGAATTTGCAACAGAAGCGTATTCTCGGATTTTAGAGGATACTTATGAGATAGAATTATTAAAACGAGATTTGCGAACAGCTATCCATGCCTATCGACAAGTCAATACAAGGAGCAGCTATGAATAATACCGACAAGAATATGATTACGCAAATGATTCGGGCAGGGCGATTTACCCCTGATATATGCGAGTTATTACAACAAAAACAAATTGAAGACGCTCGAAAGATGATTAAGCAGATGGGCGAGAAGTATTGCTGCCATGCTATTAATGCACCGAAGAAGGGTGCATACTAATGGACGACGATTACGAAGAATATGCGCCTGTGCCACAGAACAATGAAGGCCACATGAGCCAGCAAGAAGTTGCAGATGAGTTAGGGCTTTCCCGTAGTCGAGTTAGCGAGATTGAAAGTATGGCGTTGCGGAAGTTTAAGTACCACTTGTTAAAGAAATACTCACTAGGAGACGTGATATGAGAACGGATGGAATAACTATTTTGGTATGCTTGTTTGGCATTATTGTCTGCACTTACCTGATTGCTTTTACAGAATTAACGCGCAGAGAAGAACGCCCTAGAGTTAACTGCGATGTCATTATGGGTGGTTGGCACCCTGATATACCGCAACGCTATGCACAGATGTGCTTTGAGGCACGTCAGATGGCTAAACAGCAGTCACGCTAACATTGTTGACGCAGATGTTTGCACGTCAGCTACACGTTTGAGCCATCCTTTGCCATAAGTTTCAAAAGTAGGTAACGACTTATAAAACGCTTCTTTGCTGTTGCTGAACTTGTCTAACAAGTCTTTACCTTCTGCCTCTTGGATTGCTTTCATGGTTGCAGGGCCGATAGAGCCGTCAGCAGTTACGCCGAGGGCTTTCTGTATCATCTTGCGAGCAGCGGCTGGCCCAGCATTAATAGCAAAGTCAAAAACAGCGTAGTCCACGCCAGCAGGTAAATCATCACCTCGAACGGCATCCCAATAATCTCTTTTGTATAACGGTTTAACATCTTCTTTCTTTAACGCTTTCATATCATCTTGTGTAACTTCATGGCCTATGTACTTCTCCCAATTGGCTTGAGTACAACCGAGCATAGTAGAACCTTTGCGACCATCTGGTAACTTATTGCCAGGGTCACGCTCATCATTTGTAAAACCACCCTCATGGGCAATGACCATATCAAACGACTTATCCCAATTACTAATCATTTCTTACCCTTCATGTCCATGATTTTCTCAAGAGTACGACCACCAAAGTAAAAGCTCATTATGAGCATACCCCATTGCCCAAGCAACTCAACGTAGTTATTGTTAACTTCAATATCCCATGCGCTCATCATGGCAAAGGTTGTATAGGTCATTAGAATGAATACAAGGGTCATAGGGCGTATGTTCTTAGATAACCAAGAGTCAGACATCATGTCGGCTTGTAGTCGTTTGGTAAGTTCTTGTTGTTCGCTTACATCCGCCTGTAATTGAGCCAACTCGCCATTTTGGGCTAATGTTGCTAACTCTAATTGTGCCTTGGCTTTAGCCTCTGGGTCAGGTATTAGCTTATCAATTAACTTACCGCCTATGTTTAGTATTGCGTCAAGTCCTAACATTATTTTTTCCCATATTTTTCACGTTCTTCAAGTAACTGCACTTTAACCTGTAACTGATGTATGTCTGTGTAAATTTCATTTCTTAGTTTATGCCTTGCCTCGGCAGACAAAGGCGAGTCAGTAGGTACATTTTCTTTGGTAATTAGTGCTGGCATTTGCCCTTCAATCTTAGTAAGCCGTGTAGAGAAGTCGGATACTTGACCTAGTAGCCACGCTAAACACGCTACAACAATCGGCAGTACTGCTTTTAGGATGTCTTGAATGTTCATTTCTTATTCCAAAGTTCAAACAAAGTTTTTACTTTTTCTTCAAGAACAGACACTTTATTATCCATTTTGGCAAGAACAATTACCAACGTAACAAACCCCACAAGCAAAGGCCATATCTTTGCTAGGATGTCGACGGTTTCCATTATTTTACAATGACGGCTTGCATTAATTGCATAAAAGTGTCCTTACCAAAAAATGTAACGCCTATTAACGCATACAACATATATTCAATGCGAGCCATGCGTTTAGCCCCACGATCAAATGATTCCTCGATGCGTTTATATCGTTCCGCGCATACTGCTTCATGCACGCTAATTCGTGTATTGTTCTCGGCTTCCATAATTACCTTGCAAGTGCGTTTTGGTTTTGTTGTTCAGGGGCTAATGCGTTAGTTGGCGGCGTAGTAAGACTTGCTACACCTGCGCGCGTACCAGAAAGATTAGACGCATTTTTAAGCGCTTTTAATACTTGAATACGGTCATCGGCAGGTAAAGTATTTAAGATTTCGTTCATACTTTTACCTGACTTAGCCGCGTTTGCTAATATATCTATTGTTTTATCGCTAACTTTATTTTCTAAAGTTCGTATGACTTGTTTAACTATAGCGGTTTTATAGCCTACAAAGCCTGGTATCTTTTTAGCAAGGCTTTCATCTTCAAACCCTAATGCTTTAGCGCCTGCTTTAGCTTGTTCGGCTATCTTAATATCACGCGTTAGTTCGTCAGCAATTTGTTGCATAGGCTTAATATCAGCGCCCATCTCTTTAAAAATATTAAAACTGCCTGGGCCAAAGACTTTTTCTACTGCGTCAGGATTGTTGCCCCTAACTAGTCTAATAAATTCGTCAGGCGACGATTCAAACATGGACAACGCTTTACCCGCTAATTTACGTCGGTCAATTAGTTGAGCGTTAGCTGCGTAATCACGCAAATATTGTCCATAGCCCGTGCCACCCGCTTCTTCTATGGCGTTAATTATTGGATTTTTAAGGTCAGCCATTACTTTTGCGGCTAAGTTCTTTTTAGCCGTTTGATCTAGTCCTGGGCGTAATTTTTCAATGGCAGCGTTAACAGAATTTTTGCGTAGGCTGTCTAACGCAAACGCATCTATTACGCCATTATTGTCTGTCCATTTAACAACATCGTCACCAAAACCTTTAACAGCGCCCTCAATAACATCGTTACCCGCAAATTCAGGATTACGCAAAATACCGTTTATACGACCTAAAATAGAATTAGCTGTTAAAGGTTTTAACCCATACGCCGCCAAACTGTCAGCAGCTGCTTGTTTAAACCGTGCAGCTTCACCAAAGATTAATGATCCTTCAGCCGCTTTTGATGCTACTTCATCGGCTTTATCGGCTAACTCACCTATGTATGTATAGCGTGCGGTGCTAGTTGGTAAGCCTCTTTCAACTACATTTTGTGTTGCAAGATTAACAGCTCGATCACCCGCCGCAACAAACCGACGTACATCTTGAACTTTATCTGTTGCAGCTTGTCCTAATACGTTGGCTTCACTTTGTAATTTGGGGCCTAGAGTACCTGCAAGGTTAGCGGCTGTTAAGTCAGTTTCACGAATTGGTGTCATTAATCTGTTTAACGCATTTTTAAATTCGCTTACAGATGTTAGGTTTTCAGTTATAGATGGCCCACCAGCTAGACGCGCTAACTGATTTAATTGCTCTGCTTTTTGTTTATCTTTAAGAACACGGTAATAGCTAGATTTATCTTTGCCAGACACAAACCCTAAAAATGCTTGATAGACGTCATTGTCAATACCATACGCTGCTTGTGCTGCGTTAATATCTAATGGCGCTGCACCGTTGGCTGCACGAATTTGATTAATCTGATCACCAGCTGCTTGACGAGCAATCTTACCCGCCTCAACATTAGCTAGTTTGCCTGTAGCCGCATCAACAAATTTACCCGCGCCTATGGCTAAAAATTTAACCGCAGGCGGTACAACAAAAGGTGCGACAGCGCCAATACTAGCGCCTGTTTCAACTTCTTCAGGATTAATTAAAGCTGACGATACACCGCCAACAGTAGCGCCGCCAGCTATTTTTGCTAACGCATTACCAGTTCTACCAGCTAAATTTGTTGGAGCTACTCCTGTTGTAAATCCGCCTGATCTAAGTGATTGCACTATTGGCGCAGTTGCGGTTGCTAAACCAGGTATAGCTTGACCTAACATTTGTACAGGTTTAGCAATTACACCCCCTACAGGCAACGTAGGTAATACTTGCCCTGTAAATCTACTTGCGCCTGTTAAATCAGGAGCATATTTTTCATACGGCGCAATAAACTGTTGTTGCATAGCTTGACGACGTATGGCATCTTCGGTTAAAGATTGCCCTGTGTCTTTTGCACCTAACGCTGTCAAACCTTGACCAAGCAATCTTTGACCGCCAAGTACAATGTCGCCAACGCCTGTATACAACCCTGCGCCTACGCTTGCTAAATCAGCACCTTTTCCAATTACATTACGAATTGTTTTATCAAACAACCCTCGATCAGGTTCAGCACCAACATTTTGACGTGTTTCGGGCGCAGCTTCAATAATGACTGTTGGCGCTTGTGTTTCGCCACGCATACGTTTGATTTCACTTGCTAATGCTTTTGCGTCATCAACATTACCCGCTGCATCAGCTTTAACAAGGGCAGAACTTAACTGTTCAAAAGTAGCCATGTTATTCGTACTTTTTCAATAAAGCATCAATATCAACACCGCCTGATGGCGCTTCACCTGCTTTTTTCCTAGCCCTTTCAATACCTGTTTTAACAATAGCTTTGTATTCGTTAGCGGCAGTAAGAAATTCTTTTTCACTTTGCGCTAAACTCATCCTTGTTTTAGCTGCTGTTGCTTTTTTACCTTCTGTTTCAGTAATAGCACCACCGCCTTTAAGAGTCTCAAAGGCTTCTAAGAAAGCGCCGCCCATAATTTCATCAAAACGTGCTTTAAAGTCAGCCGCGGGAGTGCCAGGTATAAGTTGTTCAACGCCTGGTATACCTAATGTAACTCCTCTACCCATACCTACTGCACCTGTAAAGCCTGGGTGAGGCGCTGTGCCTGGATTAATAACTTTACCGTTCTTATCTTTAACGGCAGGTGTTCCAACCATAGCATCAATTTTGTTAAGAAGGCTCTCACTTGTTGCAATAGCATTTGGCAACGCTATGGCCGCCGCCGCTTGTGCTTTACCTGTTGTTGTACCTGCTGCTTTAGAGGCGGCAAGTTTTGCTTGTACGTTAGGATCTAAGTCCGCAGCTAATCGTCGTTCTGCTAAGTTTAATTGACCGCCTGATATATCAGTCTGACGTCTTGCATTTCTTTCTCTTTCGGCGTTAGCACGTGCGGTTTCTTGAGTTGTAACACGTTTTTCAGCGTCTAATCCCCGTTGAGCAATAATTGACGCGCGTTGCGCTAAAGGAATTGAAATTAAATCTTGCACAAAAGCATCCGCTTGCTGAGGTGTCCAAGCGCCTTCTAACACGCCGTCTTGAGCGTGCGCTCTAATATTGTCGTCAGATGGATTAAATTTTAAATCGGATGTTTTTTCACGAATTAATTTTAATTTTTGAGCTTTTGTTTCTGTGATACTTTTTTGTTCCGCCGCCTGTTGTGTTTTTAATTGTTGTTCCGTTAACGCAGCTTTTTTTTGTGCTTCAATAACACCAGGGATAGCTGTTCCCGCGCCGCCTTCAGCTAATCGTTTAGTTAAAAGGTTATAGTCTAAAGCACCTGTGTCTTGATTAAACGCACCTTTATATGCTTCAGCTAACGCATTTTGCGTATTAAAGTCTTGTTGCGCTTGACGCATCTTTAGCGCGTTAAGTTGTTGACCTTGTTGCGCGCCTTGAATCTGCGAATACGCCGCCAACTGATTTAATGGATTTTCAATTTGAATGGGCTTGTAACCCATTGCGATACTTGGATCAATAGTTGCCATAATTAGCCCTTATTCAATAAAGCCTGTATTAGCCATATAATTTGTACTACCAGTACTACCGCTAGGCATATACACATTACCCCCGCCGTATTGATTAGCTAAATTGTTATATTGTAATTGGTTTGCTAAATTTTGATTTTGGTAAAAGTTTAACCCTTGTCCTACTCCGCCACTTAACGCATTAGCCCCACCAACATAGCCAGACGCTCTTGCGTTGCCTGCACCGATAATGTTACTAGCTTGAGCGTTACCAAAGTTGCCTAATGCACTTGTTTGTCCCGCGCCTAAAGCGCCGTATGTGCTAGTAGCCCCTGTAGCAAAGTTTTGTGCCGCTTGTTGGGCTTGTTGCGTAGCGGACTGTCCTACGCCTGCTAGACTTTGCAAAGGTGCTAGCGTGTTAATTCGTTCAGTTTGGAAACGGTTAAACGCATTACCATAGCCTTGTTCTCTTGCAGCGCGTTCAGCTTGATAACGGTTAAACGCATTTTGATACTCTTGCGATTGTGCGGCGCGGTTAGTTTGAAAACGATTATAAGCGTTGCCATACTCTTGCGATGCTAAATCAGATCCGTAGCGTTGCGCTCCTCTAAGAGTAGCGCCTGACAATAAGCCACCTCTAGCCGCTGCTGTACGGTCAAGAGCTTTCATGCCCTCAGATAGACGGAACGCATAGCCTGGGTCTGCTTGAAAGTCAGACGCGCCAAAGTTTCTCATAGCAGACGCTGGATCGTAACCCGCAACGCCACCAAAATTTTGCATAGCAGATGCTGGGTCGTAGCCTGGCACGCCACCAAATTTAGCTGAACCGTATGGGCCTTGCAACTGTGCTAACAACATATTTTGACCAGTAAGGCCACCTTGTCTAAATGGTTCGCCTAATTCAATTTGTTTGTTGTATTGTTCGCGTTGCAACGCTAATTGTTTTTCAGCAATATCACGTTGAATTTCTGTTTGTTGACCAGAAATATCTCGTTGCGCTTGCGTAGCTTCACCCGCCGCTTGTTGTTGTGCGCTAGAGGCTCTACTAGATGAATAAGCGCCTATTAAGGCTGCGCCACCTATTGATGCTGCTACCCATCCTGCCATTATATTTCTCCTTCGTTAACAAGTTTAGCTGTGTTTGTTGTCGCTAATTGTTTAACTCTATTTTCCCCTAAGCCACATTTAGGCACAACATAAAGTCGATCTTCTAGGACTGCTATATCTTTACAATCATCAGGATTTGCGTAAATATCTACCCAAATCACTTCATCTTCAAATACGCGGCCAACACGTTGTTCGCCAGCACAAGCATCAAATTCGCATGGCGCAGTCAATATTTTTACTTCTGTGCCAATATTAACAGCAATTGTACCCTTTTCTAGCCGAACTTTGTAATCTGTTTTATGCGCTGCTCCTGTTAAAATACACCAAGGCGGCACAGTAATCTTTCTTTCGTAAACATTTGGCATAAAAGTATGCTCAGTTACGATGTCTGCTTGTTCCATTTTAAGCAACTCATCTTGCAACTTAACAATCTTGTCAGGCGTTACATTAATCTTAGCCAAACCCATATTTACAAACATAGGTAGCGTAGGTAAAAACCCTTGTCCGTAAGTAACGTTCATCTCAATTTGCATATTATTCTAGCAATAAGTTGTTGAATGTTGCTGCTTGCGTTGTAATCCAACTTGTGCCATCTGACACAATGGTTGCCCAATTACCTGCTACGTTATCTAGTATGGCTGTACCCGCAGCTCCACCTGATCTTGATACAACATTACTAGACGCTGACACTAACAGTTGATTCTGATAGTTAATAAAATATAAAACCCGCCCTGTGTTAGCCGATGGTGACGGTAGCGTAACCGTGCAAGTAGAGCCTGTCTTATTGTTTATTAACCATGTATCTGTAGATGCTACACTAAAATTAGCTGTTTTGGTAACAGGCGCATTTGTTGTTACGGTGCCACTTGTGCTTAACGTGCCTGTTGCAAAGGTTAACCCTGTGCCTACGGTGACATTATTAAATCCACCTGCGCCGTTGCCGTACAGAATAGACGTGCCACTTGTAGCTGGCGCATAGTCTGTACCGCTTACGGCTGCGCTGATAGCTGTACCGTTGCCTTTAAGAATACCTGTAATGGTCGTAGTTAACGTAATAGCAGGTGTAGTAGTGTTTGTAGCAACCGTACCAGCAAAGCCATTAGCTGATACAACAGACACGCTAGTAACCGTACCGCCTGTACCAGCAATAGTTATAGTACCCGCACCGTTAGTAATAGCTATACCTAAACCAGCCGTTAATGTATTTAAGTTATATTTTTGATCTGCTGTATTGCCAATTAATAATTGACCATCTAAAGGGTAACTACTTAGTCCTGTACCGCCATTCGGTATTTGAATAATACCTAAATCAGCGCCTACAATCGTATAAATGTTATTAAAAAACCTAAACCATTCCCGTGACATTAAACCTGTGCGTGGATCTATTAACTCAACTCTAGGCGCAGGAATCTGCGTAATGTTAATTGGATCAGGCATTAGTTGGTGACAGCAATAGTTCAGCGTTGGTAATGGCTATCTTTACTGGATCGGTGCCTGACACTTCATAGACACGATCACGCAACTTCTGTGTCATGCCAAGCCGACGCCAAAAGGTACGGAATCCATATTGACCAATTTTGCCCATTGATGACCAATGCTCATTTGACCATGTGTGACCTGCATCGTCTGACCAACGCAACATGGCTTGTGGATTATAGCCAGGCGCGGCTGGATAGCCAATAGTCGCTAAAATATAACCGTTAATGTCATCGGGGCTTGTGTTAGTACCTATAAGTTCAAACGCATCATTTGACTCAGTAGTTAATTCTAATCCAGCTTGAGTAGCTAAAGTAGTTTGTACATACTCAGCAATAATTTCTTTGCCATCTTCGGTTGCTATATCTTCAGGTAAATACTCTGGGTATACTTCTAACCCCACGCCTGTTTCGGCATTAAGTTGCAAAGTATGTTGTGCTGTACGTTTAAAGTTATTTTGCCCTGGCATTAATGCGCGCCATGAGCGCAACCATTTTTGAGGCTGTCCATTATCTGCGTAAGTATTTAAGTCAAGCTGATAAATGTTGCCGTTTTGATAGTCACCAACAATAATTGTGCCGCCAAAATTACATTGGTTATTACTACGATGCCTTGTAAATTCACCGTCAATAAAGCCTGCACGCTCATGCCACGCCTGCGTAGATACGTCATAAACCCATGTAGCGTTGCCAGTTGGAAAACTAATTACATAGAACGCATGGCCGTCTTGCTGATAGGTATACGCCACCGCGTCGGATATATTGCCGTACTGTTGTATTTGCCACTCAATTGCATGGGTAGAAACCCGAACACCTGTGTAGCCGTTAGCACGGTAAACAATACCCTGACCACGGGCGTCTGTGCCTAGCCAAAATAAACCGTTATCTAACTTAGCAACTGAAAATGGTGCGACGCAACCAATTTCATTAAAAGCACCTTGAATACGCGTAAGAGGAAAGTCTGCGGCGCCTGAATCGTACCAAACTTCTACAGAATCCGTACCAAACACCCATAGCTCACGGTGATCTGATATGAGCGCTACTACACCGTCAGGTGAACCTTCAGCACTAGCAAAGTCTAATGGATCAACAGATGAGCCATCTAATAGTTGAGACACCCATATTATTTGACTATTGGGTTGGTTAAACACAAAATAACCATCTAAGTACGATACGGTCACGGCGCCAGGGAAATCAGGATCGGTAATTTGTGCAAATACGTTAGTTACTTCGTTATAAATAAAACCATCAGGGTTACACGCTAAAAATATTTGTGTGCCATTATCGGCAATAGATACTGGGCCTGTACCTGATACAGTACCTAAAAGCGTTGGTGTGGCAGTAGTACCTGTTAGTTTATAAAATTTTTGTCCAGACACTACATAGAAATCTGAACCATTTGTTTGGTGCGCCCACAATGCCCTAATAGGGCCGTCGCCAATAGTTTGTAAAAACTTTAGCCCTGGCGCGCGTTGTAAAAACCCTGTTTCTTCTCCCTCAGTTACAACTTCAGGAAAAAGATTAACCATACGGGCATTTGCCGCATTAATACTACGTGCAACATACGATTGACCTAAAATCGGGGTTTTCATTGTTTATGCGGTTACAGCCTTAATTACCGCAAATGCAATAACAATAGCTTCAGATAATGAACCTGTTGTAATATTACGCACATTAATGCTTGCTGATCCTGCTGCTGACTGAGCATTTAATAAATAAGAGCCAGCCGTACCACCGCTAATATGATTCATTATTAAAATATCACCTGCTTCAATTACAGTATTAGTTAAGGTAAAACTAACAGTTGTATCGGCAGCTAACGCAGCGTTGTTTAATGTAACTTGCCCAGTAGACTTACTTAATGTTACGCCTGTTGCTTTGCTAGTAATTTGCGTTACAGTACCGCCTGAACCTGTAGCATAGCCATGTTTACCTGTGCTTGAAATAACTTGATTACCTGTTGTGCTAAGACTTGTGCCTGTTGCTACACCTAAAGTGGGCGTAACAAACGCGGGGCTAGTAAACAAATTAGTTATAGACAGTTGTTTAGTCGTGCTAGTAGTTGCTTGCACAATTGGCAACACGTCAGCCCCAGCTTGAGAAGTTGCAACGGGTAAAGCTGAAATAGCAATCGTAGCCATGATTTATCCTTAATAATTTCCTGCAAATATATTGTACCGTTGACGTGTGCCAACAATACTATACGGTAATGACATAATGTCATCTGGGTTGTTAATACGTTTTAGGTTGCGTTTAGACGTCATTGCAATCCGTGATACTTGTGGGCTTGGCTCAACACCAAACTCGGCAGCAAACTCACACGCTAAGTTATATTTAAAAGCGCGTAAATAGCCTGGGGGGAATGTTATAGGTGTTGCTAAAGTAGCAGGTTGTGTTAATTCTTCAACAGAAACAAAATGCCATTCTAATACTTTTGTTGGTTTAGGATAGACATACATTTCAATATTAGGATATGTCATGTTAATCCATATTACTTGTGGATATGTGCTAGTAACTGTTTTAACGGCGATACCGTCATATTGTTGTTGATTAATAATTTTAATACCGAACGAAATACCATTGGCAGGATCAAGGAAGTAAGTAGAATCGTCTATCAAAATAGGTCGATTACCTACAAAGTCACCTGTAGGCCCTAGCGTTCTACTTAATATATTAGGTGGCCAATTGAATACTTGATCTTGTGTAGAAAATACCGATAGACGCTCAGTATTCCATGAATCAATCATTTGATTTAAAGCTGTTAAAGCATCTTGCGATGTGGCGGCGGACGGTGTTTCACCTTCAGCCAACACCCCTAATAGACGTAGCGCCCCATTAATTTGATCGTTGGCGGTATAAATTGCCATAACTCACCCTTTACTCGATAGTTTTACGACGTCTTTTTACTTCCAACGTATTGACTGGAGCCGCAATCACTTCTTCTTCAGATGGCGTATCGTCAGTATAACGCACCCAGCCATTTTGTTCATCATATTCTGCTTCTTGTTCCATCGTAGCAACTTTACTACCGTGGTCAGGATGTTTTAAATATATAGTCATGTTCGTATTCGGTAGGGGGCGTACTGCCCCCTGATTTTAAGATGCGCCGTGGATAATAGAAAAATTAATAATAACGGCTTCAGAATACGATGTTGCAGCAGTTAAATTACGCAACGTAATTAATGCAGAACCAGCAGCTAAATACGAAACGTAAGTAGTGTAAGCCCCAGCAGCGCTACCAGTAGTATTACTAGAAACGCACACAATGATTGTGTCATTGATGGAGATTGTACTATTAGTTAATATAAATGAAACTGCTGTAGCACCTGCAAGCGCAGCGTTGTTCATTGTGATACGACCAGCAGACTTGTTTAAGGTCACGCCAGTTGATTTGTCGGTTGCTTGCGTAACCGTTCCTTGCGCGGCGGATGAGTAACCTAATTCTTGACTTGCATAACAAGTCGTAAATTCAGGGTCACTATACGCAACTCCAACTGCTTGAGTATTAGGCATATCTATTCCTTTTTAAAATCCCCGCCGAAGCGGGGGATTAATATTAACCAGCTACGCGATAGAATACATATGTCGCATCAGCCGTTTTACGAACACGCCAAGTAGCTGACGTGACCGCATTAACTGCTGCAACACCAACCAAAGTACAACCTGTATTAGCAGTTACAGTAGCAGCGTTAGTTGCCCCTGTATTGATAATAACAAAGTCGAAACAGCTATTTACTTTCATACTTGGAAACGCTGTATCTAATTCTGTACCAAGAGGTACAGTTAAAGCGACTGCTGCGCCAGTATAAGTAATAATACCTGTTGCTAATTCGGCAGCCGTCAAAGTTGCTGCTGCTGTTTTAGCCGTTGGGGTTGGTTGAGTAACCATGTTAATTTCGGTTAAATTACCGTCGCCAAACTGATAACCACCTGCACCATTAGGTAATGCCATAATAATTCTCCTTAAATATTAAAAAAGCCCCTGTCTACACAGGAGCATTTAGGTTTAACCCCACAAACGAACAGCCATTTGTGGTCGGATTACGCTGAAACCGTATAGAACGTCAATACGGCAAGGTAAACGGTCATTGTTGATGTCGTACTGACGTACTATACGCATCGAGATACCGTTATGAACTTGACGTGAAGCCATGTCTACACCTTGTGGTAATAACAAGTCAGCAGTCGCAAAAGTGATTGCATCTTTGTGATAGATCAAGTTTTGTGGGTAAGCTGTTGCGGATCCACCTAAGAAAGTTAAAACAGCACTAGCAGCAGGGAACGAATCAATTGTTGCCAAGGCATTAGTTGATGTGTACATTGCTGGTGATACTGTTAGCGTACCAGTTGTGGTTGAAGAAATGTTCAGATCAGCAGTTACAACAAATTGTTGTAATGCGCCTGTTGACTGACGGGTTTGTGGGTTAACAGCATACACGTTAGCAATAGTAAACACATCACCAATTTTAAAAGTTGGTGAGCCGCTAGAAAAACTAATTGCTAACGATGTTGTGCCTTGAGTGCTTGGTGCAGTAGCTACGATTGGTAAAGTTGGAGTTGTACCAGTTGTATGC